CATGTTGCCTAAGCTGCCTAGTCCTTTTAAGTCTTTTCCGAGTGCTGTTACATTTGAAGACAATGAACCCATGCCTTGTGTAACCATTGAATCAAAGTTTTTATAAACACTACCAAATGCCGCAAATGTTTTTACGCCATCGTTTAACAAGTTATTAAGAACTTGTTCTTGGTCGCCTAACAGTGCTTGAGTAATGCCGCCTGCTACATTATCAATTGCCATTCCGGCTATATCTTCAAACACATTCGTACTAAGATTGCCGATAATTGATTTAGCATCACCAAACAATTGCGCTGGCATTTGATCTATAGACGTACTTAAATTACTAGCAATACCTACAGCGCCTTTTACTTTGCTAAATGTTTCGGCAAAGTTTTTTAAGTTGCCATTTGAAAAAATCTGGTTAGCAATACCGCTGATGCCTTGTGTGATTGTTCCGTTAAATCCAGAAATGTTTTGTAACGGTCCACTTAGTTTTCCTGTCAAACTGCTGAAAGTTTTGTCTAGGTTTGCTAAACTAAAATCACCAAAAGCAGTAGAACTTAGTTGCCCAGTTACATCTGTAATTAGCCCGTCTGGTACTTTGAGATTTTCTGCCAGACTAGATACTTCTTCAAATTTTGACATTAACGTATTGTTAGAAAGATCGCTTAACGCTGTATCTAGTGCTGGGCTTACGCTAAGACCAGTATCGGAAAGCATATCCTTGGCAGCACTAAGCACACCTCCGCTCATTGGCGAACATCCACTTTTCTTAGCAGGCGACGAAGGATTACTGCCGCCACCTTCTGGGTCGCATAATGTTTGTTTTTGTTTGCCTTCTTCTGTGTCAGGAAATGCTGGTTCTACTGCGTCTGCTGTAGTTCGAAGTCCATCTTTTGCTCTAGTGTGACCCATAGAAATACCATCAGATAAAACAGCACCCGGGCCTGAGTTTGGTGGCGTACCCCAACCGTTCCAGCGAGCTACTCCGCCCTTGCCAGTTTGTCTATGTCCGCTTTGATCAAAATGTATTCCCCACGAGTACAGCCCAATACCGCAAACTTTTTTGTCTAGTAAGCTATCGCCAACTAAGCCGCTGATAAACTTTTTGTATGCGTCTTGGTCGTCGTAAGGTGTTACTACACTGCCATTAAAAATTAGTTGTACATCAGCAGCATCGCCACTTGGGTGATTCTTTGTACTTTCTCTACTGCTCTTGCCACCGTCCTTGGTTATTTGTACGCTATATCCAGGTACCAATGCTAGCGCACGTTGTAACGCATCAAAAATGTATTTCTTTGGTCTTGCTGCAGGATCTTTGTTTACAGTACTAACAATGCCTGTTCCCCCGGGCAAAAACCCTGGTTCTGTTACTACTTTAGGTGGTATCTGAAGTCCGTCTTTGTCTCGATCGGGCTGTACGCAATTGTTTGACATTTAGTTTCCTATGATAAAATCAGTACTGCCATTGGCTCTTGTATGACCGCATTTGTCTGGGTCACCGATTACGGTAGCTGGTTTATTATTAATTATAAATTTAGGTTTAGTAGAACCTGTTTTAGCAGCAAGGTGCTTGCCTTTAAAAGGCTTGTGTGGCTTTACTGGCGTATTCTTAACACAAGCAGGCTTATTGTTAACAACAAAATCTGATTCGCCTGTAGTAGTAGCACCACCTGCGTTGTTTGTATCGCCCCTGCGAACTATTCCCGGCATAACTTTATCCTTGTGACCATACTGTATTTAACCTTGTTAAAATACTAGAATCATCAAGTTATATGTGCTTATTATTAATCAGGTAAATATGTTTATGGCACTATACAAAGGTTACAACACTATTGGCAATAAGTCAACTAAAACTCGCTTAGAAGATAGCGAATTAATAAAGCGTGACTTAATGAATCATTTTAATATTCGCAAAGGCGAAAAGCTAATGAATATTGAATTTGGTACTATCATCTGGGATGTATTGTTTGAACCGTTAACAGAAGATTTACGTGATGCTATTGTCGAGGATGTAACTGAAATTGCCAATTACGATCCAAGAATAATTACTGAGAGTGTACTAGTAGATGAGTACGAAAATGGTATTCTTGTTGAAGTAAGTATTAGGTATAAAAATACTAGCGAAGTTGAATCAATGAGGTTTATGTTTGATCAAAATCAAGCAAGTGTCGCAATATAATAGCACATTTTAAATCTAATAAATACTGTATAGAGGAATTAAAATGTCGACACAAACACGCCAAAGTAATCTTTTTGCTGCCGAAGATTGGAGAAAGTTATACAATACTTTCCGCAGTGCTGATTTTCAAAGTTATGATTATGAAACCTTGCGTAAAAGCATGGTTGATTATCTAAGAACTTATTACCCAGAAGACTTTAACGACTATATCGAAAGTAGTGAATTTATCGCATTGCTTGATCTGTTGAGTTTTATGGGGCAAAGCATCAGCTATCGCAGTGACTTAAATTACAGAGAAAACTTTATTCAGACTGCTGAAAGACGTGACAGCGTTTATCGTATGGCAAACATGCTTGGATACAGCCCAAGCAGAAACAACAGTGCCAGTGGTATGTTAAAAGTAGTTAGTGTGCAAACTACACAGCAAATATTAGACAGCAACGGCACAGACATTGCCAACAGACAAGTTAAGTGGAATGACCCAACCAATCAAGATTGGCTAGAGCAGTTTACAACTATAGTAAACTCTGTGCTAAACAATGATCAGCGTATCGGTCGTCCAAGTAGCAGTTTGCGTATTGGTGGTGTTAGGCATGATTTATACGAAATTAAAACTCGTCCTAATCAAGTACCAATGTTGAACTTTAATTCCACAGTAGACAACATTAGTATGCCATTTAACATTTATAATGTTGGATTAAAAACAGATCAAGGTGTGTATGAGCGTGCTCCACAACCGGGTCAAAGTTTGGGCTTCTTGTATAAAAACGATGGCGAAGGTAATGCCAGTATAAACACTGGTTACTTCATGGGCATCAAACAAGGTGTAATTAATAATTTAGATTTTAGTATCGATGAAAGTTTACCTAACCGAGTTGTAAGCTTAAATGTTGACAACATCAACAACAGCGATGTTTGGTTATATGAATTAAGTGATGCTGGGGTGTATCTAAACCAATGGACTGAAGTTGATGATCTCAGAGACAGCAATGTTATTTTCAACGACATTACCAAAGACACTAGAACAGTATACAGTGTGTACAGTCGTGTCAATGACCAAGCTGATTTAATCTTTGGCGATGGTGTGTTTAGTGAAATTCCAGTAGGTTTGTACCGTGCGGCAGTTAGAACTACAAATGGCTTGAGCTACAGCATTACACCTAATGAAATGCAGAATATCAAGGTCGAAGTTCCGTATATTACTAATACTGGAAAAGTTGAAACATTACGCTTGACATTGAGCCTACAATACACTATAAACAATGCTAGTACAAGAGAGTCGTTGGCACAGATCAAAACAAACGCTCCACAGAGTTACTATACACAAAACCGTATGATCAACGGTGAGGACTACAACACACTTCCGTATGTGAAGTACAGCAACATACTAAAACTAAAAGCGGTTAACAGAACCAGTAGTGGCATTAGTCGTTTCTTGGAAATAAAAGATGTAACTGGAAAGTATAGCAGTACAAATATTTTCTGCGAAGATGGGTATATTTACTACGAAGAAGATAGTAACGTAACAGCGTTCAACTGGCTTAACGCTAGTGATATACAAAACTTTATTTCCAACACACTGTCGAGTTTGATTAAAAGCAACGAAAGTGTTAATCTTTACTATACCAAATTTACTACAAAAGTACCAGAAACATCGGTGTGGGTCAAAGGCACAGCAGATCACAATACCTGCAGTGGTTTCTTTGTACTAGATGATAGTTCCGAGACTTATAATGTACAACAAATTGGCCGTAGCGCATCAAACAATAGAAAGTTTATTGAACCAGGCGCATTGATGTTGTTCCGTGCCCCATCCGGTTACTATTTTGATATTGACCGTGTGCTAACAGTAGGTACACCTTCGCAAGAAGGACAAGTTACCGAGTTATGGGCAAGTGTTAAGTCAATTATTGAAGACGGCACCGGAGACGGCAATGGTTGGTTAGACAATCAGAGCTATGGGCCAGG